ACAGTTGATTTTTTAAATCAAAAATTAGGAGATAATAATTTTATTGAAAAAGCTAAAAAAATGTTATCAGATAAGATGAGCAACATAAGCGGACAAAACCCTATTTTTTCTCAAATAAACAACAAAATGACAGAGTTAAAAGAGTTTTATTTGTTTCCGGTACCACCAAGCGAGTTAAAATTTAAAAGTATTGGCGGTTGGGAAAGTATTGATACAGTAAACGGCATATTAAAACTCAAAAATAAAAATAAATTGCAGTCTTTGGCTTTTTCTTCTATTATCCCGGAACAGAAATATAATTTTGCAATACATCATTTGTTAGATCCCTTTACTACTTTTTTACTGTTTAAATCACTAGAGATGTCTGATAAACCTATAAGATTAATTTTAGTTGGAAAATTGGGTAAAGGAACATTGACATCAATTTTAAATCCTGTAGATTTGAATTTTTTAGCAACCGTGAATAAATTTGAAGCCAATTTTGATGTTACAGGAACATTGAACTTTGAAATTGAATTTGAGGAATATCCAGAGTTTAGCGACATCACAGAAGCTGATAATCCGGAAGAAAAATTATTTTACAAGGTGAGTGGATAGAGTATGAAAATAATTGTAACAGATCCTGATGAGAAAAGATATGATTTAACAAGCATTGTAAAAGATAATATACAACTTTCAAGTAGTATTGAAAATATAACGGCTCAAATGGAATTTGAACTGGCTTACAATTACAGAGAAAATATGCCATATCATACAATTGACTTGGATAAGGGAGCTTATTTTGTAGAACTTTATGATAACGCTGATACATTAATATTTCAAGGTATTATACCTAAAATCAGTGTTAATAATAAAGGTCCTAAGTTTATAGCACACGACCCAAGTTTTTATATATCACGTATTTCTGAAATATTTCAATTTAATAAACTTCCAGCAGGAGAATGTGTTAAGAAAATGCTTAAAGAATTTGATATGCCTATTGGAACTATAGAAAGTTGTGATGTGAAAATTGATGAGTATTATTATAAAGAAACTATTGCAGATATAATTAAAAAAATTATAGAAACAATAAAAGAGGATAAAGGCGAAAATTGGCATTTCTATTTCAAGGATAATTCTTTCCATTTTGTAAAAAGAAACAGTGATAAATACTTGGATGGGCAGACACAACCTAAAGAATATCAAATATATGTTGGAAATGGCTATGTAAATATTTTTAACTTTATCAAAGACGCAAGTTATACATCAAGTTTTGAAAATATGAAAAATAGCGTAATTGTAGTTGATGGCGATGATGAAAAAATGAACAAAGTTGATACAGCAAAAGACAATGAAAGTATTAAAAAATACGGATTGTTGCAGTATGTTGTTAAACAAGAGAAAAATAATCAAGAAAAATCAGCTAAAAAAGGTAGAAGTAAAGATAAAAATAGCAAAAAAAACAGAAAAGATAAAAAAGACGATAAAAATAAGAAAAATGATAAAGATAAAAACACAAAAAACTCAAAACGTAACAAAAATACAGCTAAGAAAGGTAAAAAATAATGGCTGGAAAAACTAGAAATTCAAAGCGTAATAAAAAAAGTAAAAAGGATGATAAAGAGCCAAAAAATAATAAAGGTAAAAAGAACAATAGAAAAAAAAATTCTGGGAAAAATGAAAAATCCGAAAATTCTAAAACATCTAAAAAGAGTACAAAAAAACAAAAAGAAAAGAAACCTATAAAAGCGGCAAATGTTTTAAAAGAGAAAAATAAACTTGAGAAAACTTTTACCCTAACTGTTCCAGGAATACCTATTTTATGTGCTGGGGATTTAGTAAGTATTCCTAAAAATAGCACAGGAATTGCCGGGATATTTGAAGTTAAAAGTGTTAATCATAATTTTAGTCAAAAGTATAGTTTTTTTGGAATAAATATTTATTTTATGAGTTTAACTCTGGAACTAGTAAAAGAATTAGAAAGCGAGGAATAAAAATGAAAGACAAAGTATTGCAACCCGATGAGGCAAAATATTCTGAGCCTGGTAAAGCATTTGATAATTTAGCTAAAATTTTAAAGGAGAACTTTAGCAATCCTGACTGGAATGGTCCTTTTTTAGGAAAAGTTGTAAAAGCACCCCCAAACTTGGAAGTTCAAATTGACGAGAGAATAATATTAAAAGCAGATAGGATTGTTGTGGCTTGGGAAAAGGTAGCTGGATATACTAGAGAATTTGAAGTTAAAGGAGATATCGAAATAGATGTAACTGATAGTGAAAATCAAGATTCTGGTGGAAATATTCATAACAAAATAAAAGCAAAAGGAACGTATAAAGCTAGTGGAACAAATAAATGGACTGATGAATTAAAGGTTGGCGATGAAGTCATATTAAACGAATTTAAAAATCAGAAAAAATTTTATCTGGTAGACAAGGCTTATTATTATAAGGCAGGTGAATAAAAATGCTACCTAATTCAGCAATTACAGCCCTTGATACGTATTCTAGTACCCAAAATATTGAGTATGACAATTCTGAAATTTATTTTGATTTAAAATGGGATTTTAAAAAAGGCGATTTTGTTTATGAAAAAGGGACACCTGTTCTTTTGACGACAAAGAAAGAAATTGTAAAGCAGTGGATTATAAAGTGCTTAATTGTTACTAAAAATGCTTGGAGAGTTTATTACAAGGATGTATTTCCTTTTGGAGTTGGAATAAATAAATATCGTGGAATAAATCCACTTTATCAAGATTATGCACAGAGTGAAATAAAACGTGAAATATTGACTGCACTCAAAGAGCACGAATATATCAAGTCAATCAATAATTATTATTCTGATTTTAAAGAAGATAAGTTGACATTTGAGTTTGATGTAATTTTAAAAAACGAGGAAGGAGCCCTTAATATTAGTGAAACTTTTGAATTTGAAAATCTTTTATAGTGAAAGGAGGTATTTATGGTTACAAGAGAGGATATAGATATCTATAAGGAAGAAGTAAATGAGCTTGTAAATAATATTTTTAACGGAAGTTTTATGAGCAAGTATAGTGATGTTGTTGGAAGTTTTACAGCAGATATTGTAAGGGCGTTTTCAACGGAACTGATTGTACAGCAAAAGCTATATGAGGAAATGTCAAAAAATTATAATATTGCTACTGCTGAAGGTTTGTATCTTGATAGTATTTGTAGTGAAGATTATATTTTTAGAAAAAAAGCAACCGCTGCAACTGGAACTGTTAGAGTTCATGGAATAAGTGGGACATTAATTGAAAACGGAATGATGGTTGTGAGTAATAACTGTACATACACTATTATTGAAACCAAAATAGTGGCATACAAATCAACAGGAACAGTTGGCTATAGTGATGTTAATGTAGTTGCAAATATAGCTGGAGAAGTAGGAAATTGCGGAATTGGAGAAATAAACAAATTTTTTGAGAATTATGCAGGACTTGAAAAGGTTGAAAATCTTAATAATATTTCAAACGGATCAAATCAAGAAACCGATGAAGAGCTGCGAGAACGTAGAAAAAATATATTGTCTAGTCCGAGTGTGAATTATAACACAAATATGATTAAGGAAATGATATTAAGTAATTTTGAAAACATTAAAAAATTAAGAATAATACCAAGATGGAATGGTAAAGGAACAGCTAAAATTATTGGAATTGGTAAATCAGATATAAAACTAAAAGATGAAGAATTAAATGCAATAAAAGGGTATTTAGATAGCGAAATTATAACAGATGCCGAATTTACTATAAAGACAATCAAAGAAAAAAGTATAAATCTTGCATTTGAAGCGATATTAAATAAGGAATATAGCGAAGAAGGTGCAATCGATCTCACAAAAAGTACATTAAATCAAGTATTCTTAAACAAATTATTTGAAGAAAACAGGATTTATTACGCAGAAATAATTGATAAACTGCTGGAAGTAAAAGCGTTTAAAAAAATATCAAATATAGATATCAATAATACAAAAGAAGACATAATATTAGATGATGAAGATTTAGTAAGTGTCTTGAATGTAACGTTAAAAACTTTGGATTAGGAGGAGAAAATGAGTGGATTTACAATGGCTGCAAAAGCAAAAATATTAAACAATTTATTTGAAGGCAAAACATATTATGCAGGGCTTTTGACGGCTATAACAACGGGAGCAAATGGAAAAGAGAATGCAACAGAACTTGTATCAGCTTCATATGTCAGAAGAGCTATAAACTTTGCTTCAACTTCATCAAACGAAACAAGCAACGTGGCTTCTGTGAAATTTCCTGAAGCAAGGGAAGATTGGGGGCGTATTATAGGAATTGGAATATATGATTCATTGACTGGTGGAAATTTAATAAATTTTGCTACTTTTGACGCAAGAGATGAAGTAATAATTTACGCTTTAATGCAGTATGAAATAGCAAAAAACTTTTATGTGATAGGATTTAGAAATTAATGGCAAAAAATGTACACCAGAAGTCAATTGAATATATAAAAGATAATTTTAATATAAATGAATTATCAAATTTCTATGTAAAAGATTTTGTAAATGACGGTAGAAATAATGATTTTGCTTCGATTAAAAGTAATCCTAAAGCAATGAACTTTGTAAAACATACAAATAAATTATCTGAAATGACAGTATCAGAATTATTAAATTATAAAGTAAGTGATTTTTCATTTTTTGTTGGAATAGAAGATTACGTAAATTTCACACAAAAAATTACTGAAAAAAATTTTCCGTTGCTCTTTTCATATGATAATGATTATGCAGATGTTATATATAATCTCGCCAAAAATGATTATTACAACAGTATGATAAATTCTCTTCCAGGAATATTCAGAAATTCAAATCTTATACAAGATGTATTTCATTTTGCTGATCTTGAATTAAAATCACTGGAATTTATAATAGGAACATTGGTAAAAAATAGAAGATTTATAACAGCAAGAAATGAAGTTTTAGAAGAATTTGAAGAATATTATAAACTAATATCAAGCAAAAATTTATCAACAATTTTTAAAATAAACAGAATTATTTCCAAACGTATTTTAAGGCGTGCAACTACTTTACAGAATTTCAAAGACACAATGAAACTATATTTTATTTATAACGATAACGTAACAATAACGAATGATAAAAATAGTTTTCAGTATGTTGTAGATTTTCATTCTAGCACTGTAGATAAAGAGTATTTAGATTACTGGCTGGAATTGATTTATGAAGTTATACCAATTTGGTACGACATAAAAATTGTATATTAAATGAAGGGAGAAAAAATGAAACAAACAACACTAGATTTAATAAAAAATATAAATGAAAATAC